AATCCTTAACATCTGTATTAGATGGATATGCCGTTGTACGATTGCCCCAGGCTCTCCATCCACCAATGAAATTAAGCGCGGTAACAACGCCTTGGCCATTCAAATACGCCGCTTCGTCTGGGCCTAAGTAGATTTCAGTACCGTCTTTCAAGACCGCACTATCTGCTTGCAAAGACTCATTGGACGGAGATTTGTAAGGAATATCATCATACTTAGCATCTGTCTTAGCCATAAGACCTGCAAGCTGTGTGGATAAATGGAATTGGCGATTAGCTAATGCTACTTTTGGCCAACACAAGATTTGACGTTCATCGACGTAGTTCTTTTTATTTTTCCATTCACTAACTGCAGTTGCTTTTTTAATTTCATCAGTAGGTGCATCACATAAAGACATAGCTTGGAACATACCATTAATAGTGGTTTCCTTAGCTTTCATAACTGCTGCTACGAGCGTATTATGAGACCAACCTGGCGCCAATAAGTTGCCAGGAATTAAACCAAAACGAGGGAATACTTCATTGATAAGCTCCAATCCTTTACGTTTACCGTCAGTATCTACACCACCTACAATGTCGTCTGCAGTTACCATAGATGGATCTACATAATCGTAAGTCACCCAAACAGATGTTGCACTTTTAAGCGCCCCTGTGTCTACGATACCAATAAGCAATTTACCTTCGTCATTAAATACCGCTGTGTAATCAACGTTAATTGTTAAAGCGGCGCCACCATTTGTAGCTGATACTTTTAACGTGTTAAGTAGCACTGGGTCTTCAATAGTTACGACTTTATTCTGAATTTGCTTTTGCGTAGAAGCCAACGTTTTCTTATGTTTCTTAGGATCAAGAACATTAATAAATACTACTGGCGCCATGCCAAATAAAGAGAACTGGGAGTACATAGCTTCGCACAAAGTATATTTATCCCATTCTTTAGAGTACCCAAATTGAGTAGTTGCAGATGCATAGTCATAGCACAATACTGCTTTATTTGCTTCAGCAGCGTCTGTCGCTAAATGTACAGGTGCAGTACCTACAAAAACAGGTAAGGCTGCCGTAGCTTCTGTCATAGAAATAAGAGAAGTAGGTACCTCCCTTGTATAAATTCCGTGTCTATAGTTTCCCACTATCTACGACCTCCTCTTTTAAATTCAAGGCAAGCTGCATTCATTGCAGTACCTTCTGTTGCTAATTCCTGTTGCGCTTCCGCAATTCTATTAATTGGTACGAATAACAAGCGTAACATTGCTTTATCTTCACCTACTACGGCAGGGATGCCGTCAATATAAACAGTGCCAGTTGTAAGCCCTAACTCAGCGCTGTTAGGACCTAAGTAGATTACTTGTTTAGCATCCTTAGATTTAACTGTTTTTTCTACAACTTCAGTTGCTTCAGTTACAACTTCAGTTGGTACATCAGT